GTGATAGAGTTGCCCTGCATTTGGCCACAGATCAAAAAGGCGATGAGTGGTTATTGATAGAGACTGACCCACAAGGGGCAAAATTAACCAGCAATGCTAAAAAAAGGAATGGTGAAGATAGGTCTGGTCAATATTATAGGGTCACAGTCAAAGTTGGTATAAATGAGTGGATTGAAAAACGCTTCTCACATGAACAGACAAGATGGCAAGATGAGGATGTTCAAACTAAAATTGGAAGCATTGCATTCCCACTTTCACAAAAGAAAGTATGGTTTTGAGTAAAGTAAAACCAAAAATACAGGTGATGAAAGGGCAAGGACAACTCTTGCCCGTCACACAATATGATGCTGAAGCCTTAGAGGAAACTTCAGAAAACTCAATATTCACGCTAAAGCCAGAAAAGAAAAGATCACCACCACAGCATAAGCTATACTGGCAAATACTAAATAAAGCCGTACAAACCACAAACAAGTGGGCAACCAGTGAACATCTACATAATGATCTAAAGATGCTGTGTGGACATTATAAAGCCACTCTAAACGCTTTTACTGGTGATGTTTATTATACAGCGGATAGCACTGCTTATGAAAAAATGAACCAAGATGAATTCAATAAGTATTTTGAAACTGCTTTAGAAAAACTTTCAAAAGCTTTGGAATTCGACCCAATGGAATTATTAGAGAACTAATAAAATGTCTGTTATCGAAACAACAATTGTCAGAGAAGCAAAATTAAAAGACGTTAAGTATGTTATCAGTCTGAGCAAAAAAGAAAGCCTTAGTTTAGGGTTCATTCCTAAAATGGCTTATGAGGCGGCTATAACTGGAATTAAAACTGGTAAAAGATGGTCACCTGTATGCAATGACAAATTATTCGTATGCACTGTAAATGATGATCTCGTTGGTTTTTGTTTGGCCAGTTTTGGTAAAAGAAACGCAATATACAGAAAAGGAAAGATAGCACAAATATGCCTTCAGGAAGATGCCAGAAAGCTTGAACGGGGTAGAATGTTATTAAATAGCGTTGTGAAATGGGGCTTATCTATTGGCACAATGTCATTTGATGCTGGGTGTGCTGATGATTTGGAAAGTAATTTTTTCTGGCAATCTATGGGATGGGAAATAGCTGGCACACGAATGGGAATAGGACACAAAAATACTTGGGTTCAGACCAGCAAAAGAAAAATAAATATATATAATTATGACCCCAACTGGCTTGTTGGGTTAATCACAAATCAAAATGAGAGGTACAAAAAATGAGCTTTTACACATTTCTAGTTTTAACATATGTCGTCGCTGGTGTGGAAATTGAGAAGAAAACACTGTATAGTAGTGAATACGAGTGCGGAAACGCATTACCAGTCGTATATAAACCATATGAAGATATGGACAGTATGGCGCAATGCATTATGACAGATAAAGTTTCTGGCCTTAGTGTAAAACCTAAAATACGTCCAAAAGGGCTTAAATTATAACACAATGTCAAATCTAACTGGTAAAGCATCTATTGGACTAAAAAAACCAAAGGCGAAAAAAGATGAAAAATTCCTTAAAGAAATCAGACAAAAAAGATGCTGTATCTGCCAAAAATTCGGCGAAGTCCAAAAAAGCCCCACCACGGCGCACCATCCTATCCATGATAGGTTCAGTGGTGCGAAGCGTCCAGACAGCACTGCTATCCCTCTATGTGAAGATCACCACCAAGGTTTATGGGGTAATGACAAAACTAAAATCGCTATTCACAAAGAACCGATAAAGTGGCGTGAAATGTATGGCGCTGATTATTCTTATTGCACATTAAAATAGTTGGCGAGTAGCGTAATGTTTGTTTCTCGCCAATCTGTAACCTCATAAACAACATCACAATATTGAGCGATACCGAAATCATTTCCATAATTGGTTATGCTATCACCAAAGAATATTAACTCTTGATCATAAAAATTTTCTAAAATTTGGCTTTTATCTTTCCCAACTGGATAAATATCAACTCCAGTTTCACCAGAAATTACACATTCAATCTCTGGAAAGTTTGTTTTTACCTTATGTACCAGCGCTAATCTTTCTTCACTGTAGTTATCCCAATCACTATAAATCTTGCGATCTGTTACTGTTGGCTGTTGGCCACTGATGCTAAAATTAAACATCCCGTTTCTGAAATCAAAGTGTTTTCCGTTTTTATGAGGGAATGCTGAAACTGCTAAAAAGTTTGCAAGTACAGCAATTAAATATGGTGATGGTGTCCATGTATTTTTTGATATGAGTTTATTTTGTATCCAATGCTCATTCCCAGCGCATGAAAAAACACCATCAAGAGAATTACAAATTTCATCTCCAAGTTGCCATTTAATTTGGTTATAACCAGCGCCAGAAACTACATATGTATAGTTTGCTTCACAGAAATGGCTGAATACTTCTGCAAATGAAGGCTCAATTTTTGACCTGCTATCAGTCAAAGTGCCATCCATATCAAAAATAAATCTTGGTATCATTTTATATTTTCTTCTGACCTTCCGTCATCCCACTGTACCCTAACTTGGGTGTGTGGCTCAACATCAACATCACAATATCTTTTAAAGCAAGTTAAGTGCCAAACAGAAGCATCATCTTCCCAGACAATTTTATTACATCCATCTAATATCGACTTTGCTAAATTATCTAAATCAAACCTTGATGGGATTATAGTTCCAGCCTGACACGCCAGAACTTTTGATTTTGAATATGATTTTGGTATTTGAAAATGAGAAGACATAAGCACACTTACCCTCCGATCTGTTGGCCTTAATCTAGCCTTTAGCATGGCAACCCACGCCGCTTGGCCTACAGACTTTTCATAATCTTTTGTTTTTGGGTCTGTGTAAACATGACCTGACTTAGTAAATCTTGGTCTAGCCTTGCCTACTGGTGCGCCCATCACCTTAAATTCTAGTGTTTTTAACATTTCTCTGCTCCTTTTTTTAACTTTTTTTAATTATTTGTAAATTATCTGTTTACATTTGTAATCATAACCTTTACAGATTGTTTATCAAATGAGGGTTCACCTCGCAACCATAGGGAATATAAATTATGAAAATCACAGTAGAACATGCAAATCGTAACCGCCAAACTGGCGATATTGAAGGATTTACACCAGTTGCTGAAGTGCAAATTCCAACAGATTTATCTGCATCTGGGACAACTAATGATTGTCTTGAGTATGCATACCGCTGGACAAATAACATTGAAGGTTCTTGGTCTATCAAGAAAACTTCTTTTACTCTGGCCGATGGTAGTTCAGTTGCGAATGGTGATTTCAATAATGATGTTACTGTTTTGAAAAATAGAGAAGATGGTTTAGGTCAGCGATCTTCAATGACTAACGATAGATTTATAATTGATGGTGAGCAAGTTTTCGAATGTTCATTTTTTGGATTTAAAAAGTCTGCTTAATTTAACTGGGGCGCAAGCCCCACTAACTCGCGCTAGGAGGCGCATTGATATGAACGCAACTTGGGAAAAAGCTTATAATGAAGCAATTGATCTGGTTCATGAGTTTCCTGAAATGGAACTTACGTCAGCCCTAAAACAATTTGCCTCTAATCATGGCATTGAGGAAGGTGATGATCTCGCCAAATTCGTGAAATGGGGCTGGGATAAAATGTTACAAATGTATGCTGACTTTGAGCGTAAATAAATTAAACGGGGCTTCTGCCCCACAACACTAGCGCTAGGAGGCGCATTCGAATGAAACTGTATACTAATGGAATGGGAAGCTGGGTAGGCACACAGGCGGAAGCTAAGAAAGCTTTTGGCGTTACTACCTCAACTGAAGTGCCAACCGATAAGGCGGCTTTGTTGGATTTCTTGAATGAAAAGAAAGTTGGCGGTGCGACTTCAACCACCGATAAGCTCAATGAGCATATACGTGCGGCTGTAACATCGCCTGACACGTCCACAGGATACCCCAGAAAGCCCTTTACTGAGGCTGATGCACCAGTAGGTGATTTAAGGTCTAGGGTGTACCCACACGGCAAACCTCATGAATTCACAACTATTCGGGAATGTGCGGAGAATGCCAGCCTTACAAATTTGCATCATGCTATTCATATTTATTTGGAACGTATGGATAAACTTATTCAGGCTAACAAATCATGAGCGCTTACGAGTGCAATGAATGCAAAGATACGGGTGTGGTTTCGTACCCGTATCAGCATTGCCACATGGCCGATGAGGTCACAATGTATGAAAAGTGCCGATGCAATACAAACCCACCTGATAAAGAGTTTTGGAAAGCTCAAGGTGTTTGTGACAATCTATCAATTGATGGAACGCCACAGGAATTTCATGATTATGTAAATACCCTGCATCCTAAAGTAAAAAAATCAATGTTAGGTATGTATAATATTAAGTTGTAAACAATTAGTTGACAGTGCTGTATTTTGCTGTATGCTCTGCATTATCAAATTGAAAAGGATTATTGAAATGACATACTACCCAGAAAACGATTATGGAAACAAATGGGATAACCCAAGATATGTAGCGGCTGTTGAGGCACGTATCAAAGCTAATGCTATTATAGGTCGCTCTAAAAAGTTTTTTGCTAATGATGAGCGCGCACAGGAAATCACAGAATTTCTAACTGGCGCAAAATATGATAAACCAGATAGCTTTCTTGGAAAAATGGAAACAGCTTTAAATGATTATGGTTCATTAACTGAAAAACAGCGTGACGCAGTTGTGAAAATAATTGATAAAAGGGCGGCTCAAATGGCTGAACGCAAAGCGGCTGATGCTAATTGTGTTCATGTGGGTGTTGTTGGTGAGCGTCAATCGTTTGAAATTACAGTACAGCACGTTATTGAATTTGATGGGTTTTACGGCACAACATATGTCAATATCTGCCGTGATGAGAATAATAATATTGTTATCTACAAAGGCACAAACTGCTGGGGTAGCAAGGGTACTTTGATCAAATGCATGGCAAAGGTCAAAGAACATGGTGAGCGCGATGGTATCAAGCAAACCACTATACAGCGTCCAACTAAAGTGGGCGTATTGAATGGTGACAGATGGGACCCATTCTATTAATCAAACGGGGCGCAAGCCCCATCAATCAAATGAAGGGTTATAAAATGCAATTTGAAACAGAAAATGAATTCTTAAACTTCTTAGATGGTGCAAAGCACAATATGAGAAAAGATGATTTAGCCACTAGGTTCTTGTACCACTACAGGACAGAACCTGAAGTCTATCAGATGTTTGAACAATTCACGTTACAGTTAATATCAAAGCGACCAGATCGCGGTTCACATTGGATGATAGGCAACAGAATGCGCTGGGAAAGTACAGTTAATTCATCAACAGAACGCTATAAGATAACCAATGACTATCTTGGTTTATATGCGCGATTGTTTATGGCACGTCATCCCCAGCATAATGAATATTTTCAAGTAAAAGAAATGAAAAGGATTATTGGATTATGATACAAAGCAAATGGAAAAAATTGCTCTACATGCAAAAGGCTGAACGTATTGGCCTGATAATGGAACAAATTGTTCAGGGATATACTATGGCTGAAGCGGCTAGAGAATTGGGAATGCATCGCCAGCAATTGTATCATTTCTGCAAAGAGAATGGTTTGAAATTCATCAAGCCAGTGAAAGAGCCAACAAAGTGAAAGAGTTGCCTTTGGAACTAAAAGATATTCACAAGAACTTAGTGGATACCTTGAATGAAAAATACACTCAATGGACAAAAAAAGACAGTCCGTTGAGTGCAAAAAAACAATACTTTGAAGCAAAAGAACAGCTTACAAAGTGGAAAAAAATACAAACAGGGAAGGGATATAGATTATGAATATTTCATTAAGTAATGTGGAAATTAGTCTTGATAGCTTTATGAGGGCGCATGGAAGAAAGCCAACTGAAGCTGAAGCCGCCGCGCTTATGCGTTTAAAGGCCAAGCAAGAAAAGAGGTATGGTGGTGAAGAAACCCATTCTAAGTTTGATAGAGGGCGTATCTCACAACAAAAAGCAATTGCGGCCAACAAAAGAAAACAAAAAGAGTTGGATTATATTGTTGTTAATAAACAAACCATCACCATAAACAGGCTGTTGGTTATGAATTTAAACAATATTCAAATTGCATATGCACTTCATTTATCGCTTCCGTCAGTAGAAAGAGTTGTTGATAAGTATGATTTGCCAAGAGATAAGTTAATATTAAAATAATAAAAAATCGTGTGGGGCGCGATGAAATTTTAAATGTAGCGCATTTGGTAACACATCCATCTAAGTTCTTTTGCCCGAATTAGATTTACGCCCCACCGAAACTACGTATCTGCATAATGCTCTGGACGCAAGCCCGCCATTGCTGTCAACCTATTTAATTCTTCCTTTCCCTTTGATGTTAATTTAGGTTGAGAATTTTCATTTTTTAAAAAACTATTATCATACAAGTCTTGCAGTATGTGATCATATGGTGTTCGACCACATACAAAAGCAATTAAACCGCCTAATCGAGTTATTTGACCTTGTGATAACTTTCCGCGATGAGCAATTTTAGTAATCATTAATTAGCCTATTAATTTTTTATAGGTTTTATTTCCAACTATACCATCAGCAGTCAATCCGTTTTGTTCTTGCCACTCCATAACAACTGATTTTGTTACAAGGCCAAAAACTCCATCTGCATCAAGTCCTAAAGCCTCTTGTATAGCTTTTACTTCATCGCCTGTACTACCAACCTTTAATAAAACAGGCGCTGGCTTTGGAACATAAGTGCCATCTAATATTTCCAACGCTTTGATGTAATGATGTTTTCTGTCTTCTAAACCTATAGTGCCACCATTGACTAGCTTGGTCATAGTAAGAATATCACCATCATCTGCCGATCTATTAATGTTTCTACTATTCCAATACCAACAAGCACTATGCAAAGCACCCATTTTTGTTTCTAAATAATCTATAGCTTCTGAAATTGCCATGTTCATATCGTTTGCAAATCTTGTGACGTTTGAGCGGCCTGTTAATTGAATGACCCCACGGCCACGAAATTTCCAGCCATCATTGCTATCAGTATCGCCATTTTTCATTCTATTGGCATATACTACGTTTGCTATGTCTTGAGGCTTTCTGTGGTACTTATCTGCGTCTCTACCAGCGTTTTTGAAGTATTTAGGAAAGATTGCATTTAAACCTTTGGCTGAATAATTCAAATTTTCTTCTAAAACTTTAAAATTTAAACTTTCATGACCGCATTGTGCTATGAAGCCAGCAATTCGGGCTGGTGTGTTTATTTCATATTCTGGTAATAACTTTTGCATTGGCTCAACCCAATCAGACCAACTTGAGTTTCCATGTAGTAATTCTTTTATTTGAACATCAGTGAGTTTCATTTTATTTCCTATCCAAAAAATTAAGCCGCATTTCTAATTCTTTTATTTGTAGCTAAATGGCGCGCACTCGTTTTATAGCATCTGCAACTTCAGGTGGAGGCTTAAATTGATCTATCCAATCGTCATTTTCAGTGATTTCTTCCCAGTGCATTAATTGTTCATGCTCTAAAAAAGCTAATCTCTCAATTATTCCAAAGTATGCCCAAACACTAACGGCTGTAGCCCCCACCAAAGCCAATAAGTTCTTTAGAGGTATTGTAAACTCTGAACTTTCAGAAAGTTTTGTCATTTATTTCTCAATTTTCTTCAGCTTTTCAACTGATCTAAGTCCGCCCAATCCGAGCATTCCCATCATCACAGTTAAAAGCGAACCCATATCGAAACTAGGCAACTCTGGCATATCAACACCAGCGGCTGTTACGCCAAACACAATCAATGGCTGTAAAACAAAGTGATATGCAAACGCAAAGCCGCATACCCAACCAATGAAGGGTCTCCAGCCGCCCTTAAATAAAGACCCACTAGAGGCTTCTGCTTTATTTATCTCAAGTTGCCCCATAAGTGCCTCTTGAGCATGCTGGTCGGACATTGTGGCGATCTCATGGGCTAACGCGGCCTTTTGATCTTTATCTTCAATAACTTTATCCAATAAACCAGTTACTGGTCCAATTAAACTTGCTAACATTATTGCATTCTCCTTTTATCAAGTAATTCTTGCAAATCCTTTTTCTTAGTGCCTCCATCATACATCCATGCAAAACCTTCATCTATGAGCATTTGGTTTAATGATACTGTTGCATCAGGGTTCATATACAAATACCCAATCATTCTTCCAAATTTTCCATCTTTTTCAGTTCTAACAATTAATTTATCAGCGTTCATAATTAAGCTTTTTAAATAATCTTTAGCTTGCAGACCTAGTTTTTTTTCTTCCAAGTCTCTTGTTCTGCTTTCTGGAGTATCTATACCGCCTAATCGGACACGTTCTTTCTTTGTCAAATCAAAGCCTAGATCAATTTCTACATCTACAGTATCACCATCAACGACTTTTAAGACATTTTTTACAAAGTATTGATACATAATTAATCACCATTTTTTGACTTAGAGCCACCCATTTTAGTAACACCAAAGAAAACACCTACGACACCAGCAACAGATAAGAAGTATATACTGGCCATATCACCAATTATGTTGGCCGCTTTGTCTAAACCTAGACCACTGGTGATAACTACACCTGCTGGGTATAGCAACATGCCCCACAAACAGAACCAAGCCATCTTGCGCTGGGCATCTCTTTGTGCATCGTCATCGAGCATTTTTAAGCGCTTATCTTCAAACGCCATTCTGTCCCATTCAGCTTGATCAATTGTACCATTGCCATCTAAATCAGCTTTTTCAAATTCACTCATATTTTTACTCCTAATTTGCCAAGGGATTATCTAAAGCCCTTTGCACCAATTCTTCCAGCCGAGCTTCTAACTCTGCCATATCACCTTTTTGTGTACTTCTTAGCCGTTCTCTTTGTGTTTCAAAGCGGCCAGAAGCCTTATCAATCATGTCGCGGACTTGATCTACAACATTGCGTACTAATGCCTCAGTTCTATCCGAATTTTTTTCAATTCTAAGAATGTCATTTCTCAAACTGTTCTTAATATCGCGTGTGTAATCTATTCCTTGTTCTGATTTTTCAGTTAATGCTGTTATCTTATTATCTATAAACCTAATTTCTGCCTGATATTCATCTAAATCAAGACCAGCAACAGCCTCGACCTTCTGCCACATCAAGAAACCTCCATATAAAGTTCCTGTGATAGTGCTTACAAAGGCAAGTATAGCCATAATTGACCCAAAAGTCAGCTTAAAACCGCCAGCTTTAATCTGTTTATCAGCTAATCCATCAATTTCATTAGCAATTTTTGTTGTATCAACCATTAATCCTCAAACTCCAAATCTTCAGTTTGCAAATTTTTAAGCGCTTCAATTTCATCTCGTAGCTTTTGTATTTCCAATCTGCGCTGTGCCAACTCTATTTGATATAGGTCATCACAATTAATACGAGCTTTAGGCTTGTCCAGTGGAATAACTATTCTTGCATATACACCAATATCTCTGCCTTTGCTGTTTGTATCTAATCCAGAAAGAACACCTGTAACTCCATATTCAAGATTAATCCCACCGCCAACAGCATTACTACATCGCATACTCCCCGTAGAAAAGCTATCTGATTGATAATTCATTGGGGGGTTTGGCAAAGAAAGGGACAAAGCGCTATTCTCCGCCATAGCTGGACTAGAAATAATACATAATGCAAATATTAACCTCATAGTGGTACTCCACCTAATTTTTTATACGTCATAACCTTCGACGTGTTTTTCTGTGACCCAGTAAAATAAATTTTCTTTTGCTTTGTAATATTCATTTCTACTATCTGAGCATCCCCCGTCAGCTATTTGTAATAGCTTTTCATCTATTTCATTTTTTAATCTTTTTCGATCACTTACCATTTTTTTACTTAATTTTTTCATAGTGGTTCTCCACCTAATTTTGAACATACGATTGACGAAACTATCGCCCTAGATTTATTTGATTTTAAAATTTTTGATGCAGTACAAATATAAACTGCCTTATCTAAATCTGACTTTCTTAAATAAACGTCAAAGTCTAATTTTTCTTCATAATCTATTTTAATTATTTTGCGTTTTGTGGTAAAATCCATTTCTTCAAAATTTTTATCAAATAGACCTATTTCATAATAATTTATTTCTTTTCGTCTGTTTAATAACTGCAATTGCACCTTAACCACACCTTCGACGTGTGAAGGCAATGTCCTTGGATATGCTGGGGTTTGCTCATGTGCTTGAGCATATGACCCCAACATAAAGAATAAGGTTAAAAACGCTACTTTGGTACGCACGTTGCAACTACTGAAGCGGTATATGTACCCCCAGCAAAAGGTTTAGACGATCCATAGACTGCACTTGAAGCTGTAGAAAACCAAGTAGAACCTGCGATGGTTAAATCGAAAATTGTGGTTGCGTTTACCACTGTTTTAGCCGCTTCATATCCTGACATACTAGCATCAGATGTTTGAGTTACGCTTGTGCTTCCTGTCCATGCAACTGTGTCTGATAAAGATGGGGATGAACTAAAAGAAGTTGGATGCGTTATGTTTGCTGTATAACTATCAGCTATAGAAACATCATATCTAATTACAGGTAATACTCCGCCATCGGCTGGTGTTGTGCTTAATTTACTTGCAATAGGGTTTCCATAGACC